CGCTACACACCAGAGCAGTTTCTAGTAAACGTTGCGCGAGACACCGAAGATCCGGTGTATGAAGCGGTCACAGCAGACCTTTTGCGCGTCCGATACAAAATCGAGATCAACGCAGGGTCGATGCAGCCACTGACCGAGCAGTTAGAGCGTCAAGATGCGCTACAACTGTTCAACTACACCATTGGCCTACCGGAAATTAACAGGATAGAGGCAATTAAGGGGCTGTTGTCCACGTTTAGAGTCCAAGATCCCGAAAAGTATTTGGGAAATCAAGAAGACGGCGATACCATCAAGGCCGCAAACCTTGAAAACGTAGCCTACTTGGTCAATGGCGGCGATCCAGGCGTTACGCCTAACGAAAACCACCAGTTACACATACAAATTCACGGCCAAATACAACAGTTGCCGCAGTTCCAGCAGCTTCTACCGCAACAACAGCAGCAAGTGTTGCAGGTCGTGCAAAATCACGTTAGTCAGCACCAACAATTCTTGCAACAAATGGCACAAGGTCAAGCGCCGTCAGCCCCAGCTGAGTCAGATCGCTCCGAAAGCGAGGGTAGCATTATCTCTTTAGTACGAAGCCAAGCGCAAGAGGTCAGCCAACAGCTACAAAACGCACCTGGGCAGGGATAGACTATGGTTTTCCACGACTACGAATGCGAAAAGTGTGAACATCGCCAGATAGATGTGCCGTCAGACACTCATGCCAAGATTCGCCGCACAATACAATGCACAGAGTGTGATGGCACAGCGCGAATGATCTTTGTCACAAGCAACCATATCAACAGCCAGCACTCCGGTATGTATGGCAAGTTTCACGCTGGCTTCGGGCAAGTGGTTGAGTCATACAGCCATAAGCAAGAACTCTTGAAAAAGTACAACGTGACTGAAAGCGCAGATGCAGTGGGCGGTTCTAAATGCCACATCACGAACGATGTGAGCCAACCTGCCAAACGCTCTACACAACCAGCATACTTTGGTAATACACCACAAGAAGCAATAGCAGCAGCAGAAAAAGCCTTTAACCAGGAGAGTAACTGATGTCCGAAGCGATTCTTGATTTGGACTCCAGTTCAGAGGATACGTCACCCGATACAGGCCCATCTAACGAGCAGCCAACCAATGAGGTTGAACTGTTTGCAGGTGACACGCCCGAATCGGCACAATCTGATGATGCTGGACACTCTAATGCGGAAACGTCGGATTTTGATCCAGAACGGCACGATTGGCTTCGCAGTGATGTCGATCAAGTGCCAGAGCAGTATCGGGGGCTAGTACCTCTCGCAAAGAATCTACAAGCGCAGTTTACTAAATCGCAGCAAGACTTGGCTGACCAACGGCGTGAACTACAGGCTCAACAGGGCGAGTGGGCAAACCGTGTGCAGCAGATGGCTGTGCCGCAACAACCGCAGATTGATCCTATACAGGAAATGCGGAACAACCTGTCTGAAGAGGATGCGCGAGGGATTGATGCCGTCGAGCAGATTATCCAGCACAGGGTTGGCACACAGATGCAAGAAATGCAAAACCAAGTCGCGCAGTTACAACAGCAGTTGTCCCAAGCAAACCAATACGTCCAAGGCCAGCAAACAGCGTACATCGATTCGCAGGTTCAAGAGGCGCGTGGTGAGTATGGACAGGATTTAGACAACTATACCGATCAGATCGTAGCCACTGTTCGCATTAACAATCCACAGACAGGGCAACCCTATACGGTCAAAGAGGCGTATGAGTTACACGCTGGAATAACAGCGCAAAAAGCTGCGGAGTTACGGCAAAACGATAGTCAAGCGCGTAACAGTAGCAAACGTGCAGTGCGGTCAACTACAGGCGTAGATGCAAGCGAGGATACTGGCCCGATTTCAGAAAACGAGGTTTTGGCAGGTTTGTCAAAATTGGGATTTGAATAGGACTATAAAAAATGCCAGCAACAAGTAGAACAGACGTATTTGATGCTGCGTTTACTCTCACGATGAGGGCCAAGCGCAAGGAACTTACAGATAACTTTTTTCAGGCATACCCCACGCTAGAAATGTTCCGCAGTGGAAATGCTTTAGTCACCGAAAACGGCGGTAAAGAAATCCAGTGTGATCTTCTTTACGGGGGTAACACGGCTCAGTATTTCAGCGGCTATGACGTACTGAACACCGATGCCGTTGATGGTATTACAGCGGCGTTTTATCCGTTCCGCTATGTAGCTGCTCCGATTACGATCAACTACACCGAGGAACAGGAAAACCGCAAGAGCGATGCAGCTATGAAGCTGTTGGAAGCAAAGACTCGTCAGTCTATGCTTTCGATCCGCGACCAAGTAAACGCATCTCTCTATAGCTCACAGACGGGCAAAGCGCCGTTGGGCTTCCAGGATATTATTGCTGATGATCCCACTTCCAGCCCGACTACGTTGGGTGGTATTACGGTAAGCAGCAATTCTTGGTGGCAGAACAAAGCCAACAACGCAACCTCTGACACTTCGTTCAAGACGATTACCGGAACGAATTTTTATCAAGGTATGTTGCGTATGGCATCGCTTTGGAATGACGTTTCCGAAGGGAATGAGCAGCCTACGAACATCTTCACGACGAACGATATTTACGCTGATTTCGAGGAGATATTTGAGGGTACTGGTTACCAGCGTTTGAGCAGCAACGATGCTCCGGGCGTTGATGGTCGCATGCCTTCTTTCCGTGGCATTCCGGTGCAGTATGACCGCGATTGCGCTACGGGCAAAATGTATTTTCTCAACACCAACTATCTCAAGATGCACATGCAAGCTGGGATGAACTTTGCCAAAACTCCGTTCAAGGAGCCAAGCAATCAGATGGCAAAAGTTGCGTTTATCGTAGCAGGGCTTCAAATCACCACAAATAATCGCCGCAGACAGGGCGTTATTTTTAACATCAACGACTAAGAGAGGATAATACAATGGCAATTTTACACGCCTCTCCAACGACTACCTCTGCTACAGATACGCATGGCGTTGGTAATATTTTTGAAAGCCCAGATGGTAAGAGGTACAAATGGGTTAAGATTGCAGATTCTGTTGACGTACTTACAGGATATGTTTTTACCCCTGCCAGCATAGACGGCACTGAGGTTACGCCAGATGTGTCGGGTGGATCATCAAAGGCACTTCGCGCCGTTGGTGTAGCTTTGGGCGCAGTTGATGTATCCGAAACACCTTACGCTTTTATGCAGATTGCTGGCGTAGCTACGGTCTTTACGGACGGTAGTGTTGCAGCTGGTGAGGCTGTTGTAGCTGACAGCGGTGCTGATGGCCGTGCAGATACTATGGCTGATGGTGAAGAAGAGCAGGTTTTTGGATTTGCTTTAGCTGATGATTCTGGTTCGCCAACTACGGCTCCAGTTTATCTGTTAGGTAATTTCTAACATTGGTGGAGGGTGGGGTTGGCAGGTCGCAAGGTTGCCTCCTTAAGCCTGTCACCTCACCCACTATCTAAAATTTAAAGAGAGATAACAATGGCAAAACGTATGCAGCAGCATACCCTGTCAGACGAAGTAGCAGAAGCGGCAAAAGCGACTACACCTGCTCCTGTAAAAGAGGAAGCGGCCAGCGTTACGCCAGATCAAATTGCCCAGTTAATTTTAAAGGGCAGCGACGAAACGAAAGATGCAATTCGCAAGGCGCTTGACCTGGACAAAACGCACACCCGTCAGCGCCGATCCAAAGTCACCAATAGCCAAGTGCGAAATCACGTTAGGGCTGTTGGTGAGGTGACTCATTTGCCAGGTTTCATACCTGCGCCCCCGGCGCGTATATCAGATCGCGGCCCCGAAGCCGTTCGCATTTGGACAGATCGTTGGTTAGAAAACAACGGTGATAATTTGTCCGAATACGACTTGGATCAGATAGCCCAGGGCGCTGAAATGTAGACAGTGACAGAAAGTTTAGGTCAAGTAAACGCCGCTGCATTTTTCGGTGATGCTGCGCTCTTCGGAGTGCTACAGGCTGACACCGTTACGTTTGGCGCATCGTTTACTGTTCCATCGCTGACAACGACAGAACGAGATGCGCTGACAGCAGCAAACGGGATGTTGATCTACAACAGCACACTGAACAAGTTTCAAGGGTATGAAAACGGTGCGTGGGTCGATATGAGGGCCGCCGTACTGGGATGACAAACATTGAGATATTGCAAGTAGCGTTACGGCGCGTGGGGCTAAACACAAATAGCTCAACGTTTAAAAATAGTGCGCGTGACTATTTAAATCTGGTTGGCAAAGATATACAGAGCCGTGAGCAGTGGAACTGGCTATTTAAGTCGGCTACGTTCAACACGGTTGCAGACACGCGAACGTA